ATGATCAAAGTATCGGTGACATCGACCGACGTCCGCAACCAAAGCGGCAATGCCAAAGCCAGCGGCAAGCCTTATTCCCTGAACTTCCAGACCGTCTACTTCCACACCGTGGACCGCCACGGCAAGCCGAACCCGTTCCCCGAAAAGGCCGAGATCATCCTGGACAAGAACGAGCACGGTGCAGCCCTGTTCTACCCCGTCGGTGAGTATGTCCTGGCGCCTGAGTCGATCTATGTCGATCGCTCCGGCAACCTGGCTATCGCCCCCCGCCTCGTCGCCAAGCCTGCCGCCGTCGCCAAGGCTTGACCATGGAGCAAGCAATTCACGCTGCGCGCCTCGCTGCTGCGCAGTCTGCGTTGCTGGTCCTGCTGCTCGAAGGGGCACCGGGCCATGAGCCGGACAGCGTCATTGTCACGCTGTCCATCCGCGACTTCGAGGGCATGTCCTTCGATATCCAGTACTTGCGCAACGGCGTCACCGTTGGCGGAGAGGGCATCTGATGACCCCCGCCGAACGCAATCAGCGTGTTGCAGATTACCTCTTGGCTGCTCGCCTCGACCGTGCTGCACGCGTCCGCCACTGGAAGGCCCACTGGCGCATGGAGGTTGTCGAAGTCATCGCCGATTTCGGCTTCGCCTCTTTCCTTGGCATGGCCTTCGGCCTGTCCTGCGTCGTTTGGGCTCTGGAGTCCATGAAATGAGCGACGCTGCCCGCCGCCTGATCGCGTTCCGGTTCGGCTATCGCGAACTGCTTGCTCATCCGCGCAACACGCCCCAGTGGGAACAGGCCGTCATTGATCTCGAATGGCGGCTCGTTGCTCAGGCCCATCACATCATCTCGTGGGGTTGCTGATGGTTGCCGCCCTGTTCGTCCGCAAGCAAAACCACTACGCCGATCTCGGGTGCGACTGCTATGACGCAGACCGGGACGCTCTCACGTGGCAGGGTGGGGCGCCTGGAGTCTTCCATCCGCCGTGCCGCGCCTGGGGCCAGCTGGCTCACATGGCAAAGCCGCGACCTGGCGAGGCCGAGCTGAGCATCTGGGCTATGGAAAAAGTCCGCCAGTTCGGCGGCGTGCTGGAGCACCCCTACGCCTCTCGCCTGTGGGCTGCGTCCGGCTGCATCGGCTTCGGCCTTCGTGATCAGCACGGCGGTGTGCTCGTGCCGGTCCTGCAGAGCTGGTGGGGGCACCGCGCACCCAAAAAGACCTGCCTCTACATCGTCGGGCCTGTGCCCGAAATCCCTTACCTGGCTGACGCCCCAACCTTGACCACCGTCGAACGCATGGGCCGGCCCGAGCGCGAGCGTACGCCCCAGGCGTTCGCCTCCTGGCTCGTTGAGCTGGCGAGGGCTTGCTGATGCTTCCCATCACCAGCCATGTCCAGCGCCCCGCGCCGCAGTTCGCCTACCGCGACGACGAGCACGCCCCGCGCTATCAGCCCTGGCAGCAATCCGCCCGCATGGGTGCCACGGTGGACGCATGGCGCGCCCGCCGTGCCCCCGCATTCGCTGCGCTCGCTGAGGCGCAAGCCGACAAGGCGCGAAGCGCCGGGCTTGTCTCAGATTCAACAACTTGCACGAGTGGCTGTTCTTCAATCGACTGGGCTGCCAACGTGGTCACCATTGACCCGAAGCAGGCCCGCGTTACCCGCCTCCGCAAGGGCCTCGGCATCGCCGCCAAGCAGCTGCACAACCTCGGCCCCCGCAACCAGCAAATCTGGATGCAGACCCTGACCTATGCCGGCGACAACCGCGCATGGCGCCCCGAGCACATCAGCCGCTACCTCGACGCCATGCGTCGTTGGCACTACGCCCGCACCGGCACCAAGACCATGCGGTATGCCTGGGTCGCCGAATTGCAGGTCCGCGGCGTCATCCACTACCACGTGATCGTCTGGCTCGCAGCTGGCCTTACGCCCCCGAAGGGCGACATGCCCTGGTCATCCACCGACCGCAAGGGCCTCAAGCAGTGGCACGCCCCCATGTGGCCCCACGGCATGACCCGCCGCGACAAGTCCACCGCCCCCGTCGCGTACCTCATGAAGTACGCGAGCAAGGTCGATTCCAAGAACGTTGGGAGCTATCCGCATGGAGCACGCATTCATGGGGCAGGGGGCATGGATGCCACTGGCCGCGCTATTCGTCGCTGGGTGCTGTGGCCTGCGTATGTGCAGGGTAATGCTTCGATCAACGACCGCTTCCGACCTTCGCCAGGAGGCGGCTATCTCAATGCTGATAGCGGCGAATACCTACCGTCTGAATTTGCGCCAACGGGAGGCGGTTTCACACGCTTTGTTCGGATCAGGACCACACCAAGAAGGCTGGACCCTGTTGGCCCCTTTTCCTGGCTCCCAGGAGCTGATTTCTCCACCAACACAGCGGACGCCGGCCCCGCTGCGTACCTCCACTAATCGGCCGGCACAAGGAAACTGAAATGAACCGCTTCAACCTGCAAACCCTCCGCTACGCCGCCGTCGCTGCTTGCACCTCCCTGGCTGCTGCAGCTCACGCCGCCGTGCCCGCTGCCGTCGATACGGCACTGGCCGACCTGTCCACCGACGCCTTGAAGGTGGCAGGCATCGTCCTGGCCGCCATCGTGGCCGTCTACGCCTTCAAGTTCATCCGCAAGGGTCTGTAAGGGTAGGGCGCTCCTGTGGTCCTGATAGCACCAATCTTGGCTGAGATGGGCGTCAACGTAGCGCTTGTTTCTGCCTTGGTGCTGTCAGCCCGCATCGCCGTCTTTTGCCACCACTTCATCAAGCGGGGACTCTGATGGCCTACCAGGTTGACAGCGCCTGCTACAGCACCGCTCAGCAAGCTGCGCAGGCTTCGGCCTCGCAGCACGTTGGTGCTGTCGTGTCGCACGGCGGCACTGCCTACATCGTGGACGTGTCCGCAGTCGCTGACACCTCCATCACCTACCGGCTGCAGCCCGTTGCCGGCGGTACGCCGCTGCAAATGGTCGCCGGCTACACCGCCCAGCCCTGCAACCTGTTGCAGGTGTCGGACGGCCTTTCTATGGGCTGGATGGTCGCCGGCGCATGGTTCGGCGCGTACGCCTTGATCTTCATCGCCCGCAGTCTTTTCATGGGAGAACAACGTGATGGCGACACCTGACTTTTGGGCCGCATTTGTCGGCGTTTTGGGGATGGCATGGATCTGCTGCGCACGCTGGTAGCCCTTGCTGCCATCGCTGGTGGTGCTGCGCACGCTGGCTACGCCCAGCTGGCTAACCCCTCCGGTTTCGGCGCAGGCCCCTCCGGTTTCACTTACGCCGCATCGGCCAACGATGCTGCATTTGGGCGCGTCTTGCATCAGCCTAACGGCCTGACCACAAGGGTCGCCGGCCAGGCGGTCAACATGCCGGCAGCCTATCGGCTCGCTGCCAATGCACCCCGCGTTGCGGCAGCGGTCATTTACGCCCATCCTGCTATTCGCACGGCGGTCGGCATCGCCTCCTGGCTTGCTGCTGCAGCGCTCGTTTGGAATGAGGCGCAGAAACGTTGGGAGGTTCCAGGTCCTAGCGGCACCGGCGCATCCGAAGTCTGGTACGAGATTGCATCTGGCGTAGTGGTCGGAAAAATCCTCACTGCAGCGACTGCTGCAAAAGCCTGTCAAGCGTATGCCGCTGAGCTGACTGCCGATGGTGGTGGTTTTTCGTATTCGGTGCGCAAGGCTACGGAAGCAGGCTGTGAAATCCGCCGCAATGACGGCGCCATGCTGTACCCGAACGTCAGCAAACAAACACGCCCCTGCAGCAGTACCGGCACGCCCACCGGTGGGTGTGCCTCCAATGGCCCGCCTGTTCCCGTCACCGAGCAGCAAATGATCGACCGGCTGCTGCCTCGTGTCATGCCGGATAGCGTTCCAAAAGAGCTTCCCCCTGGCACGCCGCTGCCGGTGGAGCAGCCTTTCATAAATCCAGCGCCTGGACCCAATCCGGCCAATCAACCGCTCTTTGTGCCGACTGGCAACCCAGTAGCTAACCCCAACTACAACCCCACTGAGGCGCCTGGCCCCAACAACGCCCCATATCTGCAGCCTGGAGTCAGGATCGTTCCGTCGCCTACGCCGGCCGAGCCATGGCGCGTCGATAACCAGCCAGTCGATAGGCCCGTGGACAGTCCTGACCCCAGCCCGGGGCCCGAGCCTGATCCGGGCGCCAATCCCGATGACAAGCCGAAGGAGGAACAACCCGATCTGTGCAAAACGAACCCGGACATTGTTGCTTGCCAAAAGCTCGGCGATTTGACTCCCGAGACGCTCAAGACAAAGACCGTCACGCTCGATCTCAAGCGCGAAGATGGCTTTGGCCCCGCTAACGGAAGCTGCCCTGCGCCCAAAGAGTTCGTGGTCCTTGGCAAGACCATGGCCTTCCGCTGGGACCTTCTCTGCGACTTCGCCAGCGCTATCCGCCCGCTCCTGATCGGCTTCGCTTATCTCTCCGCTGCCCTGGCCTTCATGGGCCTTTCTAGAAAGGACTGACCATGGAAGGAATTGCAGAATGGCTTGCCAAAATCTCGTGGCCGTTGGTCTCTCGGGTGATGGTCGCACTGGGCTTTGGATACACCACCTACGAAGGCGCCGACACCGCATTGAGCGGTGCCATGAATGCCGCAAAGGCCGCATTTACCGGGTTCGGCGGCGAGGTCCTGCAACTGCTCGCCATGGCCGGATTTTTTGAAGCGATGGCGATCACCAGCGGCGGCATCGTCTCCGGACTGGCCTGGATGGTCATGAAGAAATTCGCTCTCCAAACGACCGGGCAGGGCGCCTAAATGCTCACGCTCATCACTGGCGCACCTGGCACCGGCAAGTCGGCCGCCCTGGTCTCCATGCTGGAGGAGCTAGGGCAGGGGAGGCAGATCTACGCCAACGGCATCCCCGATCTCAAGATCGACCACATCGAGCTGGCCGAACCCGAGCGCTGGCCCGAGCTGGTCCCCGATGGCTCGCTCATTGTCATCGATGAGGTCCAACGCATATGGCGCCCGCGTGGCCCCGGCCAGAAGGTTCCCGATCACGTTGCGCTGCTGGAAACCCACCGCCATCGCGGCCTCGATTTCTACATCATCACGCAGGGACCCAACCTGGTGGATTCCAACGTGCGCGCCCTGGTCGGGCGGCACGTCCACCTCCGCGATCTAGGCATCCTCGGCCGCTGGTGGTACGAATGGCCCGAGTGCGCAGACAACTGCCGCACGGCCTGGAAAAACGCGCCGATCAAAAAGCGCTACCGGCTTCCTAAGCACATCTTCGCCAAGTACAAAAGCGCCTCGGTGCACATCAAGCCGGTGCGCTCTGTGCCTTGGATGTTGACCGTGATGGTCGCCGCTCTGGTACTGGTCGGCGTGTTGTCCTGGTACGCCTATAAGGCGATCAATGCGCGGATGAATCCCGCCCCGGCAACACCGCCGCCGACCTTGCCCCAGCCGCTCCCAGGCGCCACCGTTCAAGCTCCCGCAGCCGCCGCGCAACAGGCACCACCAGCGCCCCCCGATGAGCGTGTGGACTTCATCCCGCGCCTGAGTGACCGGCCTTGGACCGCTCCAGCCTATGACCACCTGCGCAAGGTTGTCTCCATGCCCATCATCACCGGCGCGATGTGCATCAACGAAAAATGCGTTTGCTTCGCCGGAAAATTTCGCCTCCCAGACGTCAGCAGCGAAGCCTGCAACGACTGGCGCGAACAGCGCCCGTTCAACCCTTACGCGGCTGACGTGGTCGCCGAAACGCCTTCGGCGAATACACCGTCCCGACCGGCCGAAACGCCGCCTGCTCAGCCTTCGACCGCAGACGCAGGCTAGGCTGTTTGCGCCAGGGCCTGCCCACCATCCAGCGCACCGCGAAACCTGCCACCACTGCCAGCGTGGACGCAATCCATGGGTGGGCCGCAACCCAGGTGAGAACCGTGTTCATGCGACCAGTCTAGCCATTCACCCACTGGAGACAAACCGGGGCCCCGAGAACGTAGGCCTTGTGCCGCAGTGGTGGGGTCGGGGTATGGGGTGACAAACCCCATGGGGAGACTCGTGCAACCCTTGCCAGTTGCTTCGTCCAGTAGCTCGCCAAAGGGGAGCGCCCGGACTGCGGCGAAGCGCGGCCGGGCGACTCCTGGCGAGCGTCAGGCGTGCGCAATTTGCATCGTTGCCCTAGCAAACCATTTGCGCACCTTTGAGTAGATACGATGTATATTATGTCAAATACCCCTAGTATGGTTGGTAACCAGCGGGGCATCCCTACGTCGGCACCGATGGATCTCGGCGCTAACCCCATTCGGCTCATCCAGACGCCAAGGCGCAGATGGCATGACCCCGCGGGTCGATGAACCGGCGCATCCCAGCCGTGTTTCGCGTCCGCAGGTCGTGCAGCTGTCCCGTCGCACATGACCACATGACGATGTGACTGCATTCCCGCCGTACCGCTTTACCGCTTTACCGCTTTACCGCTTTACCGCTCTACCGCTTCACCGCTTCCCACGCACTCTGCGCGGTCGCGGATTCACCCGGGCGGCTTCGGTAGGACCGGGCGGAAGCCGGTCCCGCAATTCGTTCAGCAGTGAAAGCATGTGCTGCTCGCGCTCATGCAGCCTGAGCTGGAGGCTCAGGCGGTCGTCATGGCTTGCCTGCAGCTCTTTGGCGAGGTGCGCGGTTTGCGCCTGCAGCGCACCGAGCTGGTTCTCCAGGTCTCGACTCCGCTCGAGGGCGTCCGAGAGGGATTTCGCCGACTTTCGGGACTCGCTTTCAAGCTGCTGGGCGAGTCGTTTCGATTCCTGCCGGGCGCGATCCACCTCCGCGTGCAGCCGCCGTTCCTGCGCATGGGCTCGCTCCTCAAGCCGGGATCGTTCGGCCTGATGCTCGATTTCCCGGGCGGCCTGGCTGCGGTGGGCCGCCTCTGCGGCCTGGCGGAGCTGCTGACACTCGGCGCTGGCGCGCTCCAGCTGCCGCTGGCCGTCCAGCAACTGTTGCTGGAGCGCCTCGTTCAACCGGCCCAGTTCCGCGATCTGCTGGTCCTTGGCCTGCATGGCCAGGGCGTACGCGGCGCTGCGGTCTTCCAGCCGCCGGGCGTCCTGCTGGAGTGCATCGCGTGCCTGCGCCAGCGCTTCGGCCTGCGCGGCGAGGTCTGCCTTCGCCGTCGCAATCTGATCGGAGGCCTGCTCTTCGGCTTGCTTCAGCGCCCTCCCCCACAAGACCTGCGCGGCCCGCGCCACGGGGCCCGGCAGGCCCGATGCGGATTCCACAGAACCGGCCTCGGCCGCCTCCGGCGTTCGCAACCGCTGGGCGAGCGAGCCGTACCAGCTGTCGAGCATCGGGCCCACGGTGTTTGGGGATCCGCGCCCCAGGTGTTGACGGACCCGCTCGATGGTGGGCCGCTCCCCCAGCGCCAAGACGGCATCCGCTGCCGCCCACACGTCTTCCGACTGCACCCCGCGCGGGCCCCGAACGATTCTCGACTGCATGCCTGTCACCTCCATCTTTTTTACCCACGATAATCGTTGTTTATCGCGATCTAAACATTGAATGTGTATTTTATACTACGTAGCATGTATTGTTTACAATGCATTGATTGAAATCCCATCCCTGTTCCCATGCTTTTGCCCGCTCTACCGCTGCTCCCTGCCCTGGAGCCCTCCACCCTGTCGACGGTGACGGCCGAGGCCGTCGAGGCGCTGCTGCGCGAGGGCGAGTCGGTGAACACCCTCGCCAGCTACCGTTCCGCGCTGCGCTACTGGGCGGCCTGGTTCGGGCTGCGTTACGGGCAAGCCATCGCCCTTCCGCTGCCGCCGGCGGTGGTGCTGCAGTTCATCGTGGACCATGCCGAGCGCACCACGCCGGACGGCCTGACCAGTGACCTGCCCTCCTCTGTGGACCACGCCTTGGTGAGCGGCGGTTTCAAGGGCAAGCCCGGACCGATGGCGCTCAACACCCTCGTGCACCGGATCGCCGTGCTGTCCAAGGCGCACCGGCTGCGCGACGTGAAGAACCCCTGCCAGGACCCTCAGGTGCGAAATCTGCTGACCAAAATCCGGCGCGCGTACGGCAAGCGCGGGGCGCTGCCGCAGAAGAAGGACGCGCTCACCAAGGATCCCCTGCTGGCCATGCTGGATACGTGCGACGACTCGCTCAAGGGCCTGCGCGACCGTGCCCTCCTCCTCTTCGCATGGGCGTCCGGCGGTCGCCGCCGCTCGGAGGTGTCTGGCGCGCTCATGAAACATCTGCGCCGCGCAGGCCCCCACAGCTTCACCTACACCCTGCACCACTCCAAGAGCAACCAGTCCGCGACCGACCGCCCCGAGAACCACAAGCCCCTGGAGGGCATGGCGGGCGAGGCACTCCAGGCCTGGCTGGACGCCTCGCTCATTCAGGACGGGACGATCTTTCGCCAGGTGCGCAAGGGCGGCCATCTGGGCGAGGCGCTGTCGCCGGCCGCAGTGCGAGACATCGTCCGGGCGCGCGCCAAGCTGGCCGGCCTGCCCGACGTGTTCTCGGCGCACTCCCTGCGCTCTGGCTTCGTGACCGAAGCTGCAGTGCAAAAAGTGCCGCTGGCCGACACCATGGCCATGACCGGGCACCGGAGCGTGGCCAGCGTGGTGGCGTACTACCGGCCTTCCAAGGACAACCCCGGCGCCAAGCTGCTCTGAGCCGAGGCGTGGCAGCGATGGCTGGCGGGCGTCGCCGAAAACCTCATGGGCCCAGGGGGTCGCTCGCGGCCGCGTTCCCACCCGTTGCTGCTGAATCGTGAGGCGGGCAGGCGGGCGCCGCAAGGCCCGTCCAGACCGCCCCGCCACACCGGGGCAACTCGCGAGAGCGGGCTGCTGCCTCTTTAGCCTCGCCCAGCTTGGGCAGCCCAGGCTGGGGCGCGCCGATCGGCCAGGACCACCGAACCCGCGCATCAGCGCAGTTATCATCCCGGCCGATGCGTCGCGCCTGGGTCCACCGTTTCATAGCGCTGCTGTGGCTGGCCCTGGGCAGCACGGCGTTATTGCCCTGGGCGCATGAACTGACGCACCTGGCGGGTCACGCCACGACCGGCACGGCACTGCGACTGTCGGCGCCTCTGCTGGCCGCAGCTTCGGCAACCGCTGCCACGCTCTCGGATGAAATCGCTGCGGAAGGCGCTGCGCGGGGCGCCGAAGCCCCACCGGCCGAATCCGGGCACGCACACACTGCGGACGCCTGCCTGGTCTGCGCCCACCTGGCAAGTCAGCATCTTTCCAGCGGCGCAGACGCTGCGCCCGGCAGCGCCTGCGCTTTCCAGCCACCGGCGCCGAGCGACGTCGCTCGCGCCCTCCACACCGAGCCTGCATGGCTCACTCCGGCCTCCCGGGCCCCTCCCTCTTTGCCCGCCTGACTTCGACCGCGCCCATTCGCTCCCGATGACTGACGGAGTGCCGGTGCCGCCTGCAGCCGATTCCGCGCCCCTGGCGCATGGCTCGCAGCCGGCTGCCTGCGGGCGCGTGGTGATTCGTTCATGGAGTGGGGCTGCCGGCCCCGGGAGTTTTTCGTGTCTTATTCTTTCTACATGCGGCCCATCGTCGTGGCGGCCGCCATCGCCTGCCTTCACACCGCCGCACGCGCCGAGGGCGAACCGGTCGTCACGCTGGGCGAGGTGCCAGTGCATTCGGGTGCCGGTGGCGCCCTGTCCCCCACCAGCCTGCTCACATCGGTCGACATCCTCGGCGCCGACAAGATCGAGGACAAGAACGTGATGCAAAGCTGGGAACTGCTGGGCCAGTTGCCCGGCGTGCAGCTCACCGAGACCCGCATGGGCGCCGAGTCGGGCAAGGCCACCTTCCGCGCGTTCAATGGCGAGGGCTACATCAACGGCATCAAGGTGCTGATCGACGGCATTCCCAGCAACGTCAACAGCGGCAACCAGCGGTTCATGGACATGATCTTTCCGCTGGAACTCGACTACATCGAGGTGGTGCGCGGCACCAACGACCCACGCTACGGGCTGCACAACATCGGTGGCAACATCAATTTCGGGACCCGCCAGGGGGGCGACTACACCGACGCCCGCGCCACCGTGGGCAGCCATGGCACCCGCGAGGTGCAGATGGCCGTGGGCCGCGAGTCCGAAGGATTCGCCCAGAACTATTTTGTGGCGCACCAGGTGTCGGACGGCAGCCGCGCGCATTCCGACTCCGAGAAATACTCCCTGGGTGGCAAGTGGTTCCTGACCTCCAGCGATGGCCGGCTCAAGGCCGGGGCCGTCGCGCGCCTCTACTCGCACAAGGCAGAGGAACCCGGTTTCATGACGGCCACGCAGATGCAGCAGGACCGCCGGCAGTCGGCCCTGCACAACGCTCACGACGCCGACGACCGGCGCATGCATCACCTGAGCCTGCACCTGGACTGGCAGGCCACCGCGGCCCTGTTTCTGAACACCAGGCTCTACTTCAACCACTACGACGACGACCGCCGGGTCACCTTCACCGACAGCCCTGCCCGCAGCCTGAACAACCTGCCCCGCCAGCGCCGGGTGTGGGACGAGGACCAGACCGGTCTGATGAGCACGGCCACCTGGCGTGCCAGCGCCGCCTGGACGGTGGACGGCGGCATCCAGCTGGAACACCAGAAGAACCTGTACCAGCGCCTGCGGTACGCCTACGCCGTGCCCACCCGCTTCGAGAACCCGACCCACGTGTCGAACGACGATCGGTACACGCTGGACAACGTGGGGCTCTACGTGCAGGGCATCTACAAGGCGAGCGACCGGCTCAAGATCATTCCGGGCGTACGGCTGGACAAGTTCAACGGCCATGCGTCGCTGAGCCCGAGCGGTGTCACAGGGCCGCTGCAGGACTACGGCTGGATCAAGCAGCCCAAGCTCAGCATGGTCTACAGCGTGAGCGAAGCCGCCAGCGTCTATGCCAACTGGGGCCGCACTTTCCAGATCCTGACCGGCTCACGGGCGCCGGCCTACATCACCTCGGGGGGCCAGGAAACGTTCGCGCCCTCCATCAACACCGGGGTAGAGGTCGGCGTGAAGTACAAGCCCTCTGCGCGCACCGATCTGAGGGTGGCCGTATGGCAGCAGGACGCGACCGACGAGGTGGCCAACATGCCCAGCACGGGC